AACTGTCATGTAAGTTGCTCATATCATTAAGTATTTTCTGGAAAATACTATGATACTCTTTGAGCTTTCGTGAGCAACTTACTTTTGACATTTTTTTAATTATTTCCTAAATGCACCACGGGTGGATGAATATCATAGATACAAAAGAGAAAATCGGTGTAGAAAGCATCGAATCGAAGGTGTGTGTAATCGGTTCTGGCCCGGCAGGCGGGATTTTAGCGGCTCAGCTTGCTAAAAAGAAAATCGATGTGTTGCTGCTTGAGGCCGGTGCAGACTTACCAGATTACGGCTGTGAGTCCATTGCCAACACAAATCTTTTTTCAGATGTCGCAGATTTGCGATTTGGATGGTCTCGTCAATTTGGTGGATCTTCAAATCTTTGGGCCGGTCGCGCTTATCCACTTGAAGGGATTGATTTTGAAAAACGTTCCTGGGTTCCTGATAGTGGATGGCCTTTTGCTGTAGATACCTTGACACCCTATTATAAAAAGGCGGCGGAGCTTCTCGATATTCCGGGGTACCATTATTTTGACACGCATAGTGGACCTCACAGAAAAGAGAATATTTTTAGCCCGGTCCTAGACACGGGTATTGGCTTGGAAGATAAATGTTTTCAGTGGGCTGCAAAGCCGTTCATCGTTTCTGATTATTTGAACGATATCGCGAAACATCATCCTTCTCTACGTATTTTGTTAAATGCACCCGTCAGCCGCCTACAGGAAAAAACGGATGGATCAGCTGTTGAAACGGCATGGGTTACCAAACCCGATGGGAGCGCGCTCACTGTAAAAGCGGATTATTTTGTTTTAGCCGCCGGGGGTATCGAAACGCCTCGCATTTTATTGAACTCCTGCCAGGTAAAGCCAACTGGGATTGGCAATGAACATGATGTTGTGGGCCGCTATTTCTCTACACACCCCAAAGCGGATATGGCCGCCATTATACTCAACAAATCTGTGCCGACCTCTCATGCCCTGTTTATGGACCGCCCTCTTGAGAGTGGAAGTTTTCGTTACGGCATTGGTTTTTCAAAAGAAGCGCAAGAGCGTTTGAAATTGCTTAATCACTACGTCCAGCTCTCCCCCTTGCTTGAGTACCAAGCCAATAGGGCATTTGAAACTATGAAGAGAACAAAAGTTCTCAATAACGCTTTGATTGATCGCAGCAGCTTAATGCAAGGCTTTTTACCTGGTTTGGGAAAAATGGCCTATGAAGCCATGGGACGCATTGCAAAGTTCCAGCCGCGAACAAAAAAATTCATATTACGTGGCTTTTTGGACCAATACCCGGATAAAGAAAACAGAATTAAGCTCTCTTCCGACAAAAAGAACGATGGAACATCGAAGGTCGATATTCAGTGGCAGTATTCCAACAAAGATAAAGAATCTGTCTTGGCATTTTTTTCTCATCTGGACAAAGCGTTGCAAGAACACAATATTGGAAAAGTTGAGTATTCTGGACTTGAAAGCTGTGAAGATTGGCCTCTCATTGGGATACACTCTCACTTTATGGGTACAACCCGCATGGGGACAGACAAAAAAACATCTGTGACAGATAAAAATGCCTGCGTCCACGGAATAAAGAACCTCTATATCGCCGGTCCATCATTGTTTCCTACTTACGGTTTTGCAAACCCGTTTTTAACGATTACGGCCTTGTCTATAAAGTTGGGAGATCACTTGCTGAAACAAGTGAAATAGTGTTAAATCACTCGAATTTAAAAGGAAAAAGAAGAGCTTGGAAAGAATGACCGCGCAGAAAAAACCAACATTTTGGCAAAAAGCCTCTCGCTATCGCTTTATAAAGAAAAAGCTTTCTACAAAAAATTTGGACAGGTTGTGTGCAGAAAATGCCAGTGACAAAAGAACATTAGTCGTTCACTCGGAAGATGTTGATTATAAGCCATACTTCTCCAATGCCTTCGCTGTAACAAAAAGGCCTGACAAACCCGCAGATATGCATGTTGATCTGTATTATGAGGATATTAACAAAATCGGGAGCGAAAGCTTTGAGATTATTTTATGTACAGGATTACTAGAGCATATTCCTGATCCACAACGCTTGATCGATGAGTTTAGACGTATTTTAAAGCCTGGCGGTGAACTCATTATTTCGGCCAGCGCGGTGTTTTCTTTTCATGAAGGACCAGATAATTTCTTTCATTTTACACCTTTTGGTTTTGAAGTCTTATTTAAGGATTGGTCAAAAATTAAAATGTTACGTGGAGCAAGTCAGCCCTTCGAAACTGTTGGTATCCTTATGCAACGGGCACTTATGCAATGTGACATACTCCCTCCTTTTCGTCCGGTTATTGAAATTCTATCGTTACTAATCCCCCTCTTTGATAAAGGGATAATATCCCAATACCGGAAGGTAGGCGAACGAAAAGAAGAAGATTTAATAGATTCGATGATGCCTTCAAATGTGCAGGCGATAGTAATTAAATAAAATTAGTTTTCTAGGAGATTTAAATTGGTTTCATATCAAAAACTTTTCAAAAAAATAAGACATGCCATGTTTCAGAAACGTCACGCGTTTATGCGGCAACGTACAGATTGGAAAACAGTTATTGAATTTCGCAATTGTAAATTTTGGGCAGGTCCCGACAACAAAATTGAAGCTGTACTTCTACAGAGCGATGGAAGGTATGATATAAGCAATTTCGCAGCCATAGAGAAACTGGTTAACCATGGTGACGTTTGCTTTGACATTGGAGCTAATATTGGAATTTACAGTGTAATTTTTTCAAAGCTATCTGGTCAAGATACAAACACACACTCTTTTGAACCCGTTGCCCATATTCGAAACAGACTTACGATGAACGCTAAGTTAAATGGGTTTGACGACATTCATGTAAACGCGTTCGCTCTAGGCGCAACACCAGAGACAACCAACATGAATCAGGTTAAGGAAGGCGTTTTTCGTGGAGGCACCAGCAGCTTTTTGAAAAATGAAAATTGGCAATCGCTTTCTGAAAGTGATTTCGAAGCTGTTCCTGTAGAGATTAAAACGCTTGACTCTTATGCATCTAATAAAAATTTGAAGAAAATTAACTTCCTAAAAATTGATGTTGAAGGCTTTGAGTGGAATGTTTTACAAGGTGCTCAAGAAACTCTGAAGAGATTTAAACCACACATTCTTATGGAGTATGATTTCGATCGTCACAATGAAGAGCAAAAACCTGATGATTACAAAGATTTTTTTGAATCTATAGGCTACAGAGCCTATGAATTCGTTCTTGGCGGTGGAGAACTTTATCTACTCCCATATACGTTCGGGCACACACCGATAAACAGAAATATTATATGTATTCACCCCGAATTAGATCAGCACGAAAAATAATGGCAGAATCCTTAAAAGCAAAAATTAAAAAAAGAGCCGTAGAATATGTACAGGATAACCTACAAACTCTTCCGGTGTATTCCGCAAATGAACTACGTAAACAGAACACATCGGAAGTAGAAGATTATTTTTGTGCTGATGATGGAAGAAAAATTCCCGTACTAAAGAAACATCGATACAGTTTAAAACCGTGCTGGGCTGTTTTTGGTCCTCTCATGGCTTTGCACGAGCTTGATCAAAGAGAGTTACTAGATGAAAAAACACGAACTTTTTTTCAAAGGGCCAGAGGTCACAGAACACTTACCGTACCCTTGCCTGAAGTACGCTCAGTGCTTCAGCCTTTTTTAGAAAAGCACAAAGATCTGTTTTTAAGTGAAAATATCCCAGATATGGGAAGACGCATTTTGAAGCCTAGCTTACCGGAAACCAAAAAATTAATTGCTCACAATTCTGAACAGCATAAAAAACTTTTGGAAAAAATAGAAAATTTTTCAAATCAAAAATGGAATAAAAATCAAACTGTTCTTGAAATTGGTTATACATCAGGTGGTGAATCGATTATCGCTTTTGAGCATTTGGGTTTAAATGCTATCGGCATCGATAATTTTTATGATGATCACTACGATACAAATAGTCGGCACGATTATATTGCCTCACAGGTTGGTTCAAAGGCACATTTCATTCTTGGCGACATTACACAAAAGACTTCAATCGAAGATAATTCTGTCGATCTGGTGTTTACGCAGAGCGTTTTAGAACATATTCAGGACATTTCAGCAGCCTTCAAGGAAATGGAGCGCGTTCTAAAACCGGGCGGTCTTATGTTTCACCGTTATGACCCTTACTTTCATATTCGAGGCGGTCATACACCCAGCACTCTGGATTCTCCTTGGGCACATATGAGGCTTACGAAGAATGATGTTGATAAATATATTAAGCAGTTTAGACCTCACGAAGCAGAAATCACGCTACCCTGGATTCATAACGCTTTAAACAGGAAACACACTCAAACCTATGTACAATCGGAGCTAATAAAAGCAGGTTTTTGTATATATTGGTGGCAAAATACACCTGTTTCACGCAATCATGCCGACCAAATTACTCCTAGCATTATAGCAGAATGCTTGGAGGTTAACTCTGGTGTATCTCTTAGCGACCTGCTAACGGGTTCTGTGGCTTTTATAGCAAAAAAGGAAAATTAATAATGCCAGAAAATGTTCCACTCATCACAATCGGGATTACATGTTTTAATGCAGAAGACACAATTGCTAGAGCACTAGAAAGTGCCGGAAAACAAAACTGGAGCAACCTTGAAATTATTGTTGTTGATGATCATTCAAAAGATGGTTCTATTCAAATAATTAAGGAAATACAAAAAAAAGACAATCGAATTCGTTTATTTTGTCATGAACAAAACAAAGGGTATCCTTCAGCCCTTAATACAATTGTCCAACATGCAAAGGGTGAATATATTGCTTTTTTTGATGATGATGATGATAATGAAACAGACCGCTTGAGCAAACAACATAAAAGACTGTCTCTGTTTCAGGAGGAGCACCCGGATGATCCTGTTCTCTGTTATGCGCATCGTCGCGTTTTCGTCGACGGGGAAGAAAAACCGGACGCATTTGTGAATGCTATCGGAGCCAAAACTCCTGAACCTCATGGTTCTATGGTTGCTGATTTCATACTATGGCATAAAAAAGCTAAGGGGTATGTATGGGGAGAGTTTGGAAGCGGAACTATGATGGCACCGAAAAAGGTTCTACAAGAATTTGGGTTTGATCCAAATTTTAGGCGCAGTGCCGAATGGGATCTCGCTGTTCGCGTTGCCTTGCAAGATGGGTGTTTTATTGCTGTCGATGAGCCGCTCGTCATCCAACACAAAACGCAGACATCTGATAAGGCAGGCAGAAAACCACTCGACTACGCTTTAATGCTGAGGAAAAAACACAGGAAATATTTGCAGAAAAATCATGTCTATTTAGGCGCCATTTTACAGGCTTATTCCCGATTCTATTACTTTAGAGGCAAGCCTTGGAAAAGCCGCTTGTGTTTGGCCTTGGCCTGCTTGTTATCTCCAACAAAAATCATGGCAGATGAGATTGCAAAACGCACCGGCTGAAAAGATAATAGCATATGAATTTTGTAAGCCGTGACTTTCTGCAAAAACACAAAAGTTTATTACAAAACACTGTTTTTGTATTTGCACTCAACGCTCTTCAAAGAATTTTTGGGTTGGCGACGGTCTATGTTCTGGTCAGAACGCTCAACCAAGACCAGTTCGGTGACTATCAATTCATTCTGAGCATTGTTGGTGTCCTCACAATTTTTTCTTTGCCAGGATTGAACAATGCAGTCATGCAATCTACGGCAAGGGGAATGGAAGGCACCTTCCGTCTTTCTTTAATGCCATCCTTTTTATCGAGCTTGATTGGTAGCTTAATTTTGTTCGGCATTGGCACATGGCATCTGCTGATTACACATAGTGACTTATCTCTAGCCTTTTATGTGGCCTCCATTCTTTTTCCTTTTGCCCACAGTTTAAAACGCTGGAAAGCCGTGAAAACAGGCAAAGAAAAATTTTCATCATTATTCTTGATCGAGGGAGTGTTTGCGCTATTAAGCGCCTTACTTGTTATCGGGGTTTCTCTGTTTATTCCAGGAGCTATTATTTGGCCCCTTCTCGTTGTTTTGACTGTCCCAAGCGTCCAAAACTTGTTTTTTACACATTACTTACTCAAAAAAATTGATTGTAATGCACCAACAGAAGAAAAAAGTATTTCATACGGAATAAAAACAACTTTTTATTCAAGCATGGATATAATTGCCAATCATTTAGATAAGCTCTTAATCTATACATTTTTCTCTCCTGCATCTCTAGCAATATATTTTGCGGCAGAACGGATGTCTGAGTTAACAAAAAGTATTGGGCAAAACTTAGCCGCCGTCTTGGCTCCCCGATTTGCAAAAACAGAAAGTTATACGGATCGCCTGGATAGAATCTTGAATTTTTTCTCTATTGGATTAGGAGCATCAATCATTATCTTTGCTTTCACAGTCCTTCCCTGGATCATGAATATCTTGTTCGGAGAAAATTACATCGAGGCTACACCTTATGCTCAAGCCCTATTGTGCACTGTAGCGATTGGCAATCATGCCAGCTTAAGAAACAGATTTGTCAATTCAAAGCTTGACGAAAAAAGCAATCGGGACATCACAATATCAATGTCTTTGATCCGGATTTTCGCCTCGGCTGTTTTTGTTCCGATTTTTGGCATTTTAGGTGCTGTCGTTGCTACCCTTATTTATCGAATATCAACAGTGGTCATTATGCACTATATTATCAAAACTCGATATAAGTAGGCTTTCTTAAAAGTCGTCTGTGCAGTAAAGAACAGGCTTAGAATCTACACGCCCGGGTATTTCCTGAATATTTTTGTAACGTTGCTGAAGTTTTTTTCTAACAGTCGTTGTATCGCAAGACTTTGGGTGTAGTTCTATAACAAGACGTTTAACTTTACCCAGTTCTAAATCTGCGGTTTCAAAAAACGCCTCTTCTGCTCCTTCAATATCAATTTTCATCAGATCAATCGAAGTACTGTTTTGAGTCGCTCTCTTCACAATCTCCGCAAATGTTATGCCCCTCACTTCGATATCGCCATCTGGTGACACCTTGTTTCCCATAGAATCACCTGTTGTTGAAAATGTTAAGGTATCAGTGTTTCTCCACGCTGCTTTATTCAGGATCTCGTACTGCCCCTTAGAGAAGGTTTTTCCAATATTGCGAACAAGGATTTTGTAACTCTCAGGATTAGCTTCCACCATCAACATCCTGACTTTCGGGTTTTGAAAATAAGCCCAAAGAGAAAAAGTGCCAATATGAGCACCAACGTCCACGATAACAGGCTCAGAACACGATTGTAAAAACGCGCTCAGAAAATTATATTCTTCATCGACCAATACTTCCTTTACGGCTGTGGAATCACAGTTACGAAATTCCAACTCCGCATCATTATATGCTAAACGAGCATTTTCCATTGGTTTTCCACGCGCACGAAAAAGATATTTCGCAGTTGGAAATACACCTCCCATCAGAGGGCTGAGCCACGTAAGGCGACTTATAAAATGTTTCCCGTGAGCATATAAACTGGCCATTATTTTCTTTTCTCCCAAAATTTCTGTAAATCTTTTACCTTCTTGGTCACAGGATGATCGGGTATCCAAAAATGGGGCGTCAATTTTCTAGGATCTTGCAAAAAATCCTCGGTTTTAAGATACACCCGTTCCCCCTCATTTTTTCCACCCCATATAGAGCTAAAAGCTTTTTTTACATGGTTTTCTCCCTGGAACATAGCTTCCCAAAGCTCTTTCATAAGACTTTCAAGGTCAGGATAAAAAACAGACAAACTTGTATAGTAATGTACGCTCAATCCCATATAGAGACCTGTATTTCTGTCCCGAAGGGCATAATCCATCAGAGGCTTAAATAAAGTATGGCTTCCCTTCAAATAATGGTACGGGCATACAGTAATATCTTCTATTTGTTCATCAGTAAGTCCATCCTTCTGAAACATTTCAAATTGCTCAGGTGTCGGAAGCAAGCGGCATTCACTTGTCGAAAAAACTGTCACGATCACCTTGGCTAGACTCAGCTCATCATCGTCTCGGAATTGGGCAATTTGCTTTTCAATTTTATTTTTGACAATCTTTTTTGCGACATACTGTATCATGGTAAAATTATCTATATATTTTAAATGGATAGAGCTTTTTTAACTTCTTCAAGGAAAACACTTAATTGGCTTTTTTTCAACATAATTTAAAGCTTAATTCCAAAGCTCTTTTTAAACTCAGCTTTCTCTATGTCACTGAGTTCGCCAATTATCCTTTCGTTCTCACCATTCGTCATCTGCCAGAAATCACCATTTGCAAAATCGGCGCTGCGGACTTCGATGCCAGAGCCGTTTTTGATCATACGGATCACAGCCTTTTCAGTTTTGAGAACATATTGACCACTGCCGAGCGTTTTCATCTCCACTGTGGTAGAGGCGTTTGCTGTTTTCTTTATTTCGATGGCTACATCCAGCCATAGATCATCTTTTTGATTCGTCTCGTTCATTATCGGCTCCGACAGCTTCACTCAGGCTCTGCAGCTTGGATCTGCAGTCCGCATGGGCGTACCATAAGCGGACTGACCATTTTGCCACATCACGCTGAGTCATGCCATCACCAGGATAGTTCGGAACGTCATCGCATGTGCGTAAACTGTCCGGTATGTCGGGCTTAACAACTTTAATCTGGGTTTGAGGGGTTCCCGTACAGGCGGTCAATAGCATCACGCAGCACAGGAGCCACAGGGGCATCTTGTTCATCACTTGCTCCTTCGATACGGCCTAAAAGCCGTTCCATGTTTTGGGTTCTTGCAATTTGACGGTCACGCTCTTCTTCTAACGCCTGGATCTTGGCTTTTGTATCCGCCTGCAAGATCGCCAGGCTCGCCTCATAAGACGCCACACTGGCCTGAGAAGAGAGAAGCTCACGTTTGAGCGTGGTGATCTCGTGGTCTTGCCATGAGATCCAGCCAAACACCAACGCCATGGCGATAAAGATTCCCAGCCATCGCCAGTTTTTCAAAACAAAACCCCAGATCATGGCTGCCTCTTGGTTTCAGAGTTTCCGTTCTTGTGAGCGGCATAGAGATACGCGCCGATCGGGCCGCCAGCCAAAATACCAACATAGGTGAGAATGGACTGGAGCAAGCCAATATCAGCTCCGACTAGGATTTGATACGCCACCAGCAAATTCGGCAGCAAGAGAAAGGCGTATATGGACACAAAAAAAGCCAGAGAACGTCTGACTTTCATTGGGTCGTTCTTATCGGGTCTAATCATTGTTTTTTCTCCTCTTCGATTTTTTGAAAAAATGATTTATGCTGCGGTCATGAATAATCGCAGCAAAGAAGAACGCGCCCTCGCAGCCGTGACAAAACGCATGGTGGTTAATTGCGTCCGCAACACGGTGCTGGAGCATTTCCATGCCGGGAGAGGACCGGTCACTAAAACCGGGGACGGTTCCGACATTAAAATCATCGACGCGGAGGGTGGGGAATATCGCTGGGACGAAGTGTCCCGCATCACCGATCCTGAAATGAAAGATTTCATCAAACAGGTGGTTGACCGCACCTATACATTCCTGAATTTTTGGGAGGATGAAGAGTTTCAAGAACTCATGAACAGGTATCACGTTTCCACCAGTAAGTGGGACGCGCCGCAAATTGACGAAGGTATGCTCGGTAAAAAATTAGCTGAAAAGCTTTGTAAAAAGCCCTAAGTGTCATTGTCATATAGATCAAACAGGGTAATGATTTTCTGCAAAAACACTTCCTCACTGCCCGCGCCTAGATACGTGTTATAATAACGTTTCCAGTATGAAGCCATGGCTGGCCAGTCGTTCACCTCCGGCAACGGTTCTTTGAACCGCAGATAAAAAATGCGGCACATCGCCGCTGCATAAAATAGATTCCCGCGCAACTGATCGTGAAGATCCATATCCCGCATAATGAGGGCTTTCAGGTCAGCTAATAGCTGAGGCTTACGGCTTAAGTACCGTTTCCAGATATCATCGTGGGTGACAGGTTCCATCTGAAAGAAACCTCTGGCTGGGCCGCGTCCGACTTGCTGGATAAAGAACACGCCGCTTTCTGCCATGGCTGTGGCCATAACGAGCTGCTCAGCGGCGGGGGTCCAAGTGTTGATCTGCTTTAATGCTGGGTGGACAATATAATCTCGGAACTGTCTGATATCCATGCCCACCTCCTATTGATCAACTTTTTTGCGAAGGTGATGGATGTCCTGTCGCATGTCGCTCACTTGGGTCTTAATTGTAGCCAAATCTTCTTTCATCTCGCCGACCACACGGCGTCCGGTCACGTCATTATTGACTTGGTATTCCAATGATTTGATACGCTGTTCGCTGGCAGTGATGTGCTCTGTCACCCAAGCTACAAGTTTTACGAGAGCCATAATTACAGCCACGCTGTGGGCAATAACGCCGAACAGCAGGCCCCATTCTGCTGGTGTCATATTTTACTCCTGTTGTGATTATAAGAATGAAGTGTGGTGCTATATCTTGATGATGTAATTCAAGATGATAGTTGGCTGGATATTATTATGTGGGGTGTTTCCACCAGCAACGCTTGTACTCTCTGATATCTGGCTTTGTGTTGAAGCTGTATTACGAATATTAGATCCACCGTTTGTAGTGTCGTGATAAGCAAAGACGTTGTGACTGTGTGCAGGCATTTCAGAAACAGTCAAAGCATGTGTTTCTGAACCACCTGTTGCACCCAATGTATCGCCATTTAAGCCACCACTTTGGTTTGTCAGCCTGTTTGCTGAAAATCCACCCATGCCATCTTGTCCGGCAATTACACGCCCTCTGAGATCCGGCAGATTGACTATGTCCCCATTGGCAAATATTTCGCTGCCACTATTGCCGTAAGCTGATTTTACGATATCAAACAGGGTTTCATATCCAGCATCTTCCAGATCCGCTCCTGATCCCGTATTACCGATGGTCTGTCCGTAACATAAGAGCCAGCCTGATGGAGCCGTTGCCCCTGCATAAGGACTGACAATGCCTGATGGCACAGATCCCGCTGTTTCCCATGTTGCCCGGCCCAAACCATCTGCTGTTAATATCTGGCCATTCGAAGCATTGCCACTGTTGTATATTAAAGACCCGAGCAAAATAAAGTTTGTGCCGTCATAAACGAGATCATAAATGCCGCCGCTTAAGATTTCACCGCCACTGAGCGCATTGCCCTCCAAATCCACAATGTTTTTGCTACCCAAGGCATTCACATTTACCGTGGCAGCCCCAGTATTGCTGTGATTGGCTTTGATCCGCACCCACAGATTTTCAGCGTAGCTGGAGGGTGCAGGAGATAGTGTGGCTGTATAAACATTATTGCTTCCTCCTGATGTGGCGCTGATAACGGAGGCTTTTTGAAACTGGGAAATTGTTGGAACACCGGATAGCTCTGTTCCATCGGCTTGGGCTGAGAGGAAAAATTTGTTGTTCGTCGGATCAATTTTACCAATCACGATCCAATCCGCACCATCATAGATTTTTAATTCCCAGGGTGTGCTTGAATCATCAATCCATGTCATACCGCTGATAGCGTATGATGGCGCTGAATTTCCCTGATGATGAGAAGCCAGAGCCAAGTTGATCTGGTTGTGTTCAGCTCTGTAATCAGGTCCGGCCTGATTGGAAAGTTGAATATCATTATTGTCAGGTTGTGCCATTGCGACCTCCTTTATGATTGTTTGCCGTAACCTTTGGCGAGGTACGAACAGGTGCGTGAAATGCCGTTATCGTTTGCATCGAAAAAGCGAATAAAAAAGCCGGAGGCTGTTTTTAGCTCCGGCGGGATTTCGTATCGTTCATCATTGCGTAAATTGTCTATGGAAAGACTTAAGCCTTTGAGCGCTCTGAACGGCGTCTCAAATTGGATAGTCGATCCTTCACTGGGGACGGTTATATCGTCCCCTGACTGAACACGGTCTTCCATGTCTATGGTTACGCTTACCTGCGAAACAGATGGCGTAACGTTTGTCTCCAGACTGATGAGAACAAGACGAAATTCAAAAGCACGCGCCGTGTATTCACCAATGGTTAATGGTTGCCATGGTGTCCATGCCGGAGAATTTGAGGGGTTATCCTGTGTTGTGCGCACCTCAAGAATGACATTGAATTTTGAAGGATCAGCTCCATCCCAGTTCTCACGCTCGTCAATAGCACTCCAGACATCAATGCGATCAAGCTCATTGCTGCCTGTAACTTCCAATGCCGCGCTTAAAACAGACGTGTAGACAGCGCCCAGATCAAGATACTCGGCAAAATTATAAATACCTTCAGATTCCAAAAGTCTGTCATACCCCATATCCCAGAGCACGATATCATCAACACTTCCCCATTCATCAATAGGCTGTAAGCTGCCCAGCTTGAGCACATCCTGATCAATACGTGTAGCGTTGTGCGTGCCGCCCCATGCATCGTGCTCATCAATCGTTTCGACGACATTTAAATTTGCCAGGGACCCAATGGTGGTAATAACGATGGCAGCGTTTGTGCTTTTCCGATCTCCGCGATCAACAGCCTTAATCAAATAGCTGCCAATCGCAGAAGGATATGATGTTCCTGTACTGGTTTTGTCCGGTAGAGGAAACAAAGGCACAGAAGAAGACCATGATGGTGTGAGAGTATCTTTGCTGTAACGAATTTCGTAATGAGAAAGATCGATGGCTTTTACCCGATCCCAGCTCAGATAAACCGTTTCACCGCGCACTGTAATATTGAAGTTTTCAACATCTGAAGGTGGCTCGGTGATTCCCTGAAACGTTAAGCCATTAACAAGCGCTGGCGTTGAAATCAAAGAGTTACTTGCCAGGCTTGATCCAAGACGCCGATAGAAAATCTTTAAATCGTAAATCTGGCCATTCTCAAGATTCTCAAGAACAATTTTCTCTGATGTCCGGCTTAAAATATCGGCATCATGATAATCATCCTCCTCAATCTGACGTATTCTAACGATAGGCTCGACCGGACCTAAATTCTGATTTTTCAGTGTGACGACCATGCGTGTGCCAATAGAGCCGTCCAGATTGACAATTTGCACTTCCTCGCCTGTTTGAATCTTTTCGATGATCGGTGCTTTAGGACGCGCGAATTCAGGTGGTGCTGTGATAAAAGAATTGAAAGGCGGAATGCTCCCTTTGGATGCCTGAAAAATCTCAGGTGCAGCATTTACGCAGCGCAATCTCGCGCTTAGATCTGATCCGGCTTCAATAGAACGAATAACCAGCTCGATTGTTTCACGCTGACGCTCTCCAAACATAAACAAGTCGCCTGCTTCCGCTGCTTCGCTGATGGAAATGGCCGTCACAAAAGTCAGGGTGTTTGTTTTACTCAGGTCTGTTTTGACGTTATGAACTGTGCTTGTGCCATCAGACAGACGAAAGCGGCAGGAATAAAGCTGTCCTTCAGCCATCTCCACCCACTCATCCAGTACCAATTGCGTAACCATGGACGGATCTTGCGGATCTGTTATCAGAGATTTAACGCGCCCTGTCTTCAACCCGACCAAGGGGACATCGTGAGAGAAGCGGATTAAATCACCGCGTGTTGCGACCAGGTTTTCAATATCAACATAGAAGCTGTGGGTTTCAGGACGCAGGCGTACACTTGCAATATGTTCACGGGCATGCTTGTAGACTTGCTCTGGTGATGTGATGCCGAATAGCTCTAAAGTTTCATATTTCGTTGCATTATCTTCATCGTAACCGTCGTCATAAACGATGCGTTCGTCCTGATGCCAATCCTGCTCTTCGTTCAAAAATTGAACGCGAAATGCATGGGCAATATCGGGGAATGATTTCTCACCCTGATAGCCCCAGCTATTGCGGGGTGTAAAATGCTGAACAGGAATTGTTTTTTCCTGATCAACAACGACAGACCATTTACCATCAATAATGGTGGGACTGGCACGTCCGGCAGAAGTGATATCGGAAAGCACCTCTTTGACAGCGCTCTCATAATCAATGACAGCGTTAAATGAAAATTCATTTTCTTCACAAAACACATGCCATGCCTGCAAAGCCTCCAAATCAATGCGGCTATCGGGTAGCGGCCGGTGATTAGCCGGTCCCTGCAAGATCCAACGAAACAAAGAAGCAGGATTGTTGGTGGCCCGTAAAATCCAGCTTGATGTTCCAGAATCCCAATCCAGACAGATACGTTTCAGCTCACCGCTTAGTGTATCAATGGCGCCATTAAGCTGATCCGTAGCGCGCATTCGCACAGCCGTAACAACCAGATTTTCTTCTGCAATCGGGCTTTCATTTCTGATGCTGCGCAAAGATGTCCAAAAAACATCATCAAAAATCTGCGTGCTGTTGGTATCTGCTGTAATGCGCCGCAAACGCACATCATATTGACCGCGAGAAACTGTTTTCCGGATAGATTCACGAATGGCAGCGGTCGTTGCACGGTTAAATGTTCGTGTTTCAATGCTTGTCCAGTTCGATGTGCCCTGGGGCGCATATTCAAACTCTACGGTAACAGACTTGCTTCGCTTCTTGCCCTGGTTATCGAATTTGGCAAGCCCTTGCGGAAATGTGAGATCAATAATGATTTCATCTGTTTCATCGTCGGTTGTCCGAAGCTGATAGCCGCCTTCTTCTGTTAATTTTATGGATAAGTCGATCTGGGAAACCGAAAACGGATAAAGAGAAATGTCCGGCGCAGAGTTTTCGGCATAGATCGTTTCAAACTCAACATCATCAAAATCGCTAAGTGGTGTATCCCCAATCTTTAGGGAGCTTTCAAGATAAGGAATATCGACAGGGCCATAGCCCCATAAAAATATCTGCCGGACATATTGTTGATTTCCGATGGTTTCCGAATAATTCTGTGCGCCCAAGGGCGGAACAAAGCGATGATGACCAAGAGCGCATGGCGTGACACCAAAAGGGCGCAGATCGTTGCGCGCACCTTCTATAAAAAGGGTTGGAGAGTCTTTGGCATTCGATCCAATTGAAGAGAGTGCGTTTAATTTTGGTTTTGGCGGCGGTGCAATTGCATTGATCAAGAGATTACCAGCAATACCAATGGCTCCGGTTATGAGCGCACTGGTAAAAGCAACCTGTCCTGTCGTTGCAACGCCCCCGCCAAAAATCCCCAAGGCCAGATTGGTGGCAAAAGCTCCGGCAACAAAATTACCTGCCACCAGGACAGCAATACTTAAAACCGTTCGTAATGGGTTCTTTCCGCCTCCCCCGCCACCTTCCGGCGTGATACACACCGTGAGCATGGCTGTGGCTTTGGGGCGAATGCGAGGCCACATCTCTTTAGGGATATATTCATCATTGATAAAAATGCGCGTTCGTCCAATATCCGTGCGGATATGATGGAGCATCAGCATTTCGGATATGCTCAGACCTTCAGGCGCATATAAATCGACCCTTGCCTGCCGAAAGGGGTGCGGCGCGGCAGAGATATAAACCTGATCCTTCATTTTAGATTATTTCTTTATGACGATAGATACCGATAACGCGCTTGTTCCAGTGCGAGCGGTGGTAATTTTCAATGACAGCATTTATGTCTTCATGGATATGAAGCATGAGTCCCGGCTCAATGATAAAAGCAGTGTGCATAGGAACACCGCGCATGCGCAGAACAATGACATCTCCCATCTGTTCCTTGCCCAATGGGACGCTATTCCAAATTTTGGATTCTTCAGAAATAAGCGGCGCAAGATGACTCTCATCTCTGCAATCCTCATAAAAACCAAGATAGCTGGGCAAATTGATGTCAAATTGTTCTTGATAGACAAGGCGCACCAAACCCCAGCAATCACAGCCATCACGCGTGCGTCCAAATTCCTGAAAAGGAATATCGATGTAAGAGCACAGCCAATCCATTAAAACACTCCGGGAAAACGTGATGGTGTAATTCTGCCTGCAGGAAACGGTTCCAGATCGAATTGCTCAACAGTTAAATCTCCTTCAACAACGAAGGCGTCATAGGTGACGTTTCGCAGCTGGAAATCCAAAAGCTGCATTTCAACGACATCAGGATCTTGGCTCAAAACAATTTCGAGCATGGCAGAGGCCGGGCTGGTTATTGAGCGAACGGCAGCAACGATTTCACGGCTAATATTGTCAATTTTCAGCTTTGCTCTGGGGCTTTGATCCTCGTTTTCATCAGGCAAAACAATCTCAAAGGGTAAAGCTACAAATTCATTGCCTCTTGAAATAACTCCTCGCCCCCCTGAAATAGGTAAGTCCTGCATGGAGTCTTGCGTCACCCTTATCGGTGCGCTTAAATCTTCGTGTTCCAAGGTCAGGAGTATGATAAAGGCTTTATCGGTCTCCTGAGCATTGACAGCCTGTTTCAATGCATTCGATACAGGGCGAACCATCTTACGGCAGCGCCTCCAGATCCAGGCTGGCAATCCATATATTTCCACCGCGCGCCGAATATTGAGGTGGATTGACAAAACGCATGGAAACGGGTTGCTCTGTGCGTGGCGAGGTGAAATCAAAAGCAATGGAGCCGCCTGCTAGATCATTCATGAAAAAATCATCCAAAATTTGGAGCTGTGCGCCATTTAACTGCAGATCAAAAGAAAACTCTCGAATGCCGTTTGTAAATCGGCGCCGGACCTTGGCCGGGCCTATATCCATTGAGGTACGAATAGTGACATTAGGGGCCTTCTCCCCGTAAGACCTGATTAAAGGCGTATAGGGAAGTTCTGAAGGCCAGCTTGGCATTAGCGTTTAATAACTCCTTGTCCGGCATATGAAGAAATTGCACGACGTGTACGTGATCCCGGTGTATTGATATTTTGAGCGACCGCTTCATCAATCATGACCTGAATGCCGCGTGTACCGCCTTGATAAGCATTGTCTTTGACGCCAACATTGGCCGGTGTATTGTTGATCACTGTGACGTGAACGTCTCCTGAAGCTGTTGTGGATTGAGCATCTACGCCCAAGCGTCCGGATGACATTCTTGTCAGAGGCAAAACAGCCTCCGGCCCGGCCTCACCCATCAACCCCATGCCATTGGCCATCGGAAATATTGTGGGCTGATCGACAAGACCGCCTTTAGCAAAAGCGGTTACCTGCTGTCCGTTTTGGAAAGCACCACCATCTGCGAAAAGATTGCCAAAAAATCCTCCGCCACCGCTTTGACCGCCGAATATATTGCCAATAAATCCGTTTAGCCCCTGTGCCAATGGCGCTGTAATATTTTGGCGTATGGTAATGCGCGCAATATCGGAAATAATGCTGTCAACTAAACTCTTGAATTCAAATTTACCAGTCGTCGCTGCAGCAACGAGAGCATCCTCAAGACCTTTTGCCGCATCGCTAATGACGCTCTCAACTTGAGTGGCCATGTCTTTTGCTTCTTCTGCGTAGTCCTGCAGCGCGCGCGTGGCACCTGCCAGCCAATGATCGCTGGCGCGTATTAATTCTTCATAAGCAGCTTGCGCACCGGTTTTAAACTCCTGCAAGCTGATACGCCCTTCATCTAATAAAGATTGAAGATCGGCAACTTTCTGGTTATAGACCTCTTGCACATCACTATTTTCTTCCGTCACTTCCCTGATTTTTTTGATCAGTGCCGTGCGGCGTTCTTCGGCTTCTTTGAGTTGGAAATACTCCTGCACCAGAGCCTGAATAGCCTGACCTTCACGACTTAATAATTCCACGCCTGCGGCTTTGAGCTGGTTATAAAGCTCCTGCGTTGGACGGTCGCGTAAGAGCTGTTCATTGCGGAATTTTAACGCCTGTGTGACCTGTTCAATTTTCTTGCGCTCTTTATCGAGCTGTTTAATCGCTTCTTTCTCTGCTTTGGTCGGGCCGGCCTTTGCGCGGCGTTCCTCAGCCACGCGTGCTTGATTGGCTTCCGATTTAGCCTGCACAGCCTGACGCTGCAATTCTTTAACGCGCGCTTCCTGTTCCCGAATAGCGCGGATGGATTCCGCAGATGGCCCGAAATCAATCACCTCATCGAAGAACGCGCGACGATTATCATTGATGGTGGCATTAATGGCCTCACGAACACTTTTTAGACTTTGCAAAGCCTGAATTTCTATACCAGGTAAAAGATTTAAGACAAACCTGACCTTGTTGAACATATCCTCAACAGTTGCTACAACAGCATCAGCAACCACCAAAATACCGCTTTGCAGCAACAAGAACGCGCCTTTAACGGCACGAGCCGTAACAAAGGCGGTTTTTTCTACAACACCTGTAGCTTCTGCAAAGGCAAGCTGACCATTTGTAGCCTTTAATGCGACATCAATACTTGTGGCCATGCCCTGCGTTAAGTCTGCCAAGAAATCAACGATGCCGCTTTCACCAATTGTGCGCGCCAGCTCTACCCAAGCATTATTCAGTCTTGCCAAAGATCCACTGATTGTACCGTCCAGCTTGGCAGCCGCACCGTCATAGGATTCCAATGCTGTCACCAATGTGGTGGCGAACATTTCTGCTGTAACTTCGCCGGAATTCACAAGGCGGCGGAAGCCGCCAGCGGAAAGGCCAGCCGCTTTGTCCAGTTCCTGCAAGAGACCAGGTAATGGCTCGACCACCTGGTTTAATTCTTCTGCGCGCAGCGTACCGGAGCTTAAGCCCTGTGAAAGACCGAATAGTACGCGGTCAATATCAGCACCACTGGCACCAAGTTGGGCGGCAGCATTTACAAGACCTTCAGAAAGCTGATTGACTTGCTCACGGTTCAAAATACCACTGTTTTGCAGGACGAGCAGTCGTGCATAACCATCTGACAGCGTTTCAATGCCGACATTCAGCTCATCGGCTTTGGATTTCAAATAATCCTGCGTGTTAGCGTAATCTTCTGCGCTGCTGGTGAGAGAGCGCAGCCGAATATCCAGCTTTTCAAAGGTTTGGATATTGCGGAAGATCGAGCTGGCAGAGGCCGCCGCCGCAAATGCTGGAACAAGTGTTGAAGTAACATTCCGTGCCATTCCAGCCAGTGCTTGATTGGTGCGACCGGCCGACTTGCGGATCTTCTTGAAATTTTTCTCACCCTTATCACCGACCTTGTCAAACTCACGCGTGACCCTGACGCTGCCATCGACTTTTAGGGCAATGACATAGTTTGATCTGCGATCAGCCATTATTTGGGGTTTCTTCCTGTGTTATTGCATCCAGAATTCCAGCTTCACCCTCTTTTAGAAGCTCTGCTACGATCTCCAGATCGAAGTTTCTCGCTTTGGCAATTTCCAAAGCTGCATTCATATCGATGCCGACCACACGGCCAGCGGGGGAGAGGCGAAGCTGTGATGTGCAGCCCTCCAAAATCTCCCAGGCTTGTTGTTCCTGCACCAGACGCGGTGCATATTTTTGATACGGGCAGAGATTTTCAAAAGCGCATGGCAAATCCTGTTCTTTACAGGTCGCGCAATAAGACGGGCCGCCACTTTTCTTGAAATGCCACTCAGACAGCTTGCGGATCCGCTCTTTGGCTTCACTCAGCAAAAATACATAATGTGTGAAAAGCTGGAAGAAGGGTTCGGCAAACTCTGACACATCCATCACCTTACGGATGTTTTCCGGCGTAGGATCGGCTGGCGCATCTTGATCTTCATCCAGAACGCCCTCCCAGCCCACGATGTGAGTTACAGCCAGATCCTTGATGAGATGGTCAAGGAACAAAGCATTGCGTTCCTGCGGGTTTTTGAGATCCACCGGATGCTCGACCGTAAAGCCGGATTCCTCGACATCGCGCAAGCCTTTCTCCAGATCCGCGAGCTTCTTCTGCGCGGTCATGGTGGCTACGGAATAGCTGAGCGTTGTCAGCGGCTTTACAGTGACTTTAAAGCCTTTTGCGACCTCAATCGTATAGGGCTGGGTGGGTTGTTTTAGTGTGATCATAGGTACTGACTCCCATCCAGATCATTCAGGAGCTTCACGGTCAGCATTTTGCCCTCGGCAGTATTGAACGCGCCTTGAAAATCAAAGCTGGCTTGAACACCGCCTGGGCCATCCACGGCCAGCTTTGGCTTAGGCAAGTAAACCTCGTGGGCTAGAAGCTGCAAACGCAATGCTGGTGTAAGGGTGTAAGAAAACTCCAGATCAACAGGCGTTCCAGCCGAAGCCAGGTCAATCAAGGTGGTGTCGGCAAAACGCACCTCAATGCTTCCGGTCAGTGCCGCAATGGTCGGATCTGCGCCGTCAATCAATCCGTCATCACGGATCGTTTCAATCCGCTCTAGATTATTGTTATAGCTCACAGAGCCTGCGGTCAGGTTTCCAATCGGAACGCCGCCAGATTTGATTGCACCTTGGAATTGGCTGATCCGCTTAAATGTTAGCGTCTGGGCTGTGCCGCCTTGTGTGGCGTTATAGCGTTTTTCAGCTTGTGCAATCGCATTGATGGTTGCTGCCGCAGCACCGGAACGCTGGAAGTCAAAGGCGATGGAGTTCATCACCACGCCCGTATGCATAAAATATGCGGGCACCTTCGGCATGCCGACCTGGACGGAATAGCTGGGCAGCGTGTCGTTACCGGATGAAAATTCATGCTCGGTGCCGCCGCCTTCCAGCGTATTGTCGCTTAGCGTGGCGACAGAACAATCCTCCGCCAGCGTGAACGCGTTTCCAGCCGTGCCCGCCGTATCGTAGGTGACCAGCAAACGCTGCGTTCCGGTCGGGCGGCTGTAAGTGGCCACGTTGACGTTGTTGTCGGTCGACAGATTGAGCTGGGATACGGCATTGTCCACGGTTTGAATGACCGTGCCGCCGATCTGGATCTCGTCGCCCGCGGGCGCGCCGCTGACAAACGTGAAGAGCGTGCCGTTTATGGTGATCGTATCGTTTTCCGAAGGAATATCCGAAAAATCGATAAAGCCGGTCGCCGCCACATCGCCGGAGGTAGGATCGCCGAACAATCCGGTGAGCCAGAACCCCAGATAGCGCGGATCCACCGGAACAACGATATCGCCGTCATCATTGATGACGTCTTGCAGAGGCTGCAGCGGATCCCGGCCATAACCGAGAACGGCATCCTCAATCAATCCTTGTTCACTGCCCAGATCCGAGCTGTTAAAGGGCATTTGATAGTAGTTTCCAGATGCCTGCTGACCGTAGGCGCTTTCACGCTTCAGGAGCAGCGAGGCGTTCGAGCCATATGCACGCGCCATGGGTTTTCTCCTTTTTTGAGGGTTGAAATAAAAAACCCGCCAAACGGCGGGTTCTTCGGGGGTTAAAAACTAAATTTAAGAAAGTGGTGTTGGTGTTTCGTAATCTAAGGTCAAAGTCAGTACGCCGGACTTTATGGCGTGGGATCCTGGCACAATCTCAACCGCCACATCTGGGCGCGCATAGCTCATGCCAAAAATGAGGCCGCCTAAATCTGGATCAGATTCCAGTGCGGCGCCGATAGCGGTGACAATATCGTCAAAAAGACCATCGCGCGTATTCTGCGCTCCGTCTGCGACATAAATCTCAATCTCCACCTCATGTTCATAATAGGCGTTGTCAAAACCGCCCAGAGCCTCGTCTGGTAGCCCAGGATTGCCATCACGCAAAACCACCAAACCTTCAGCCGGTATTTTCTCCGGCACCGATGCATTGCGCTCAAATTTTGCACTCACAGCGTTATCAACTAGTGTGGCAAGAGCCTGTAAAATTGTTTCGGTCGTGCTTGTCATCGGTATTTACTCACCAGCAGATCAATATGTTTGATGCCCCATTGGTCAGCAATTTTTTGTACATCGAGCTTTTTCGGCATTTTCGCGGTAGGCACGAGTATAAACATCACGACCGTGGTTAATCCTCGGCCTGTTTTTAGAGCGCGTTTGCTGGCCTTGCGGAAACCTCTGAATTCACCTGTTTTACGGCTGTAAGAAGCACGGCGGTCGTCCGCCACAAGAAAAGCGGTGTTATTTCGGGAGCGAACAAATCGCAAATCGCCTTTATGTTCCACATACAAATCCGGTGTTGGCTTCCGGCGGTTGATCCTTTTTGGCACGTTTTCGGTTGGAATGGCCAAATAACGTCCATTGGTCGCCCGAATAACCGTGCCTTGGTCAAAGGACTCAATGATTTGTGGCGCGCGCGAATACACAAAGCCTTTAACATCGACACCGTTATCATCATAAATTTTAGAACGCCATGTACGGGACAGGCGCACTCCAAAACCAGCAGAAACAATATCGTTACGAAGTCCGGCTTTTAGGCCGTTCGTGGCTTCCTTGGTCGCTTTTGTAGCAGTACGACTGATAAACTCAGTCTCCTTGCGGAGATTGCGGCGAATATCGCCGATAGTTTTTGCGTCCAGTCTCATATTTTGCGTGTATCCAAAACCCAGACCAAGGAGCTGACATCTTCAATGCGCGGCTCTGCCTGGATCAAATAGGTTTCCTCGTCAATGACCAGTCGCTCATTCTCAGCGGGAGTTATTGCCTCTGAACGGCGCAACTCAAAGAAAAGAGAGTCGATAGCTATCTGCGTCTGCCCAAGGTCGAGGAGAGTATCTCCCCGCCTTGGGAGAACGCGAACGGCCACCGGATCTCCGGTTTGCGGGATATAGGACGCATCGAGGCCAAACTCCGCAAAGACCGTATCTATGGTCTCTGCGAAGCTGGTCATGTTTCGGCCTCATTGCTTAGCTGCGCGGCGCGAGCTTCAGCTTCCTCTTTGGGAAGCGGTTCTTCGGTGACCGCATTGCCGTCCGGATCAATCACGTCATACTTGCCGAAATGGCGGTGTTTGATCGTGTATTGTCCTTCAGGCGGTGGGGGAGGAGGATCGGCATTCGGATCCTGACCCGGATCCGGCTCTTGCTTTTTGGATTTTTTGGTGTCGACTTCCTCCAGCGTATCCCACCATGATTTGGGGATTTCGCCTTTATTGATGCCGATCACCTCGTCCTGTTTAAATTCAACAGTATCCAAAACAGCATAGAGCTTGCCTTTCTTCTTTTTGAGGACGTGAGACCGTGCTTCGGCCTGGTGTTTTTCCAGTTCCAAAACAAAACCGGGACCAAAGCGGACTTTGACCCCGGTTACTTTATAGCGTTTTGTCATGAAAGCCCCCTTACACCAACTGAGCCATACAGGCTTGTTGCCAGAAGCCGTAACCAGCATTTCGCCATGTATCGACACCGTAGCGGTGCTTGTCTTCTTCAAACTCCAACTCGGAGCCTTCAGCGACAGCCTTAAGCATGACAGCTTCCTCTTCCTGACGGATTAGCGGTTTTACGGATCCATCGGTACGGAAGACGGCAAACTTGTCTGTCCATGGCAAGCGCGGGTTCTGCGCGACTGAGAGCGTTACTTCATCCATCACCTGGACAATGTTTGTCTGGCCGTGCGTGATGACAGGAGCCGCCGTAGCCGCCTTTGCCACATGCCACATTGCTGTTGGCACCATGACAAGGAACGAGCGGGCGTTCTCATTCATCGGTTCACCCTGGTCATCCTTCAGCGAATAAAGCTGTTGAATGACTTGTAGGATAGAAAGCTGCAGCTCTTCCACCGATGGGATGGTGGTAGAGCCGTGGACTTCCGTTGGGAGGGCGGAGATATCGATAGAGAGCTTATTGCTCTGACTACCGCTTTCACCTTCTGCGTGGTCAGTATCAAAGAAATACTGGCCGTCATAACAGATCTGGCTTTCTGCATTGATAATCAGCTCAGACAGCAGTTTCGCCCAATGGGCGTTTGTGCGGTCGGCCAACTCATCAACACGAACCAGAACCTGACCCGTTTTATCGCGGCGCAATTCACGAACAAGCACTTCAAGCGTGGCTTCAAAGTGTTTGTTCTCGATTGTGATGCCGTTTTCACGGAAGCCTTTGGCTTGGCGCCCACCAATCCACTCCCGCATTACAGGAACCTGGCCGAGCCATTTATAGGTCTCGGATTCCTGATCGGAGGTGAAATAGTTGGACAGCGCAGCCACCCATTCAAGGCCGGGATTTTGCTCCAGCCGTTGATAAAAGCGCCCAATAATGGCGCGCGAGGACAATCCTTTTGCGGACATGATAGTTTCCTTTCTCGTTTAAGGGATTGAGGGTCTGATTAGGCGGCTGCCGTAATCAGGGCGTTGAAAGAAACGACACCCACGCCTGATTTCACAAAGCGTGAAACACGACCGACATAAGTATTGTCGGTAGCTGTAAGGGTGAATGTGTCGTCATCGGAGGCATACACCGCCGCACCGATATCGGTGATGGCGAGGCCAGAGATTGGCACCTGAACGGCACCTTGCGTGCGAACACGCACTTTTACATCTCCGGCTGCACCAGCCGCGTTATCAGCATTTTGCTCTGCAAAGCCGTAGAAATAATCTCCGTTTTGCAGAGGGCGTGCATAACCACTGCCGTTATCGCCGACAGCAGCTCCTTCATAAATGATGTCGCCTGCAATGACAGGGACTTCATTGATTGTGCCCAGCTCGAAGGGACGCTGGACATCACTTGCCAGTGTAGTCATAGGGTTTCTCCTAAATTTAAGGGGTTAAGGGATTAGGCTTTGCGAGGTGCGTAGCGCTTTACGCGGCCTTGCTCCTCAGCTTTGCGGTATGCGATGTAGGCATCCTTGTCGGAAAACTCCGTACGGACATCAGCATTTGCATTCCATTCAGCTTCCGCACGCTCTTCGATAGGCGCATTTGCATCGACTTGCGGCGCATTCGGCATATCGGTGGAGGTGCTAGGTGCAACGACGGGTTCGGCGTCACTCTCTTCAGCCATTGTTTTGAGGGCATTGCCACCGCGCTTCTTTTCAGCAGCCACGATTTTGACAGCCAGATCGGCGGCTTTTGTTTTGCCGTCTTTTTTGGCTGTCTCCAGCAAAGCCTCATGCCCAGGCATGGACACTTCTTCCAACCCTAAAATCCGCTCACGTTCGGCATCGGATCCAGCTTTAAAGCCTTCATTGAAGCCGCCCTTTGTTAGAGCATTTGCAATTTCAGGGAAGTTTTTGGCGATATAGTCAGCCGTGATCGTGCTTTTTGCGACCATATCACCTGAGTTTCCGGATGGTGTTTCCGGGGTTTCAGTTTCTTTTGTCATGATGACTCCTTTTGGTTTGGGTTGCAGGGTGGTGATAAGCGAGAGGGCATCTTTCATCCCTCCCACCAGGTCGGCCATGCCTGCACGCACAGCCTCACGGGCAGGCAAAACATCGCCTTGCCCGAATTCTGATAGGACTTTTTCTTGGGAAACATTGCGGTTGGTAGCGACTGCGCCGATAAACTCAGCTTCCAATGCATCAAGCCGTGCCTGGATTGAGCTGCGGCCTTCATTGCTCTCAGGATCCAGCCGCTTATTGGGAGCGTTGGATGAAACAAACTCGACCCAGCCACTTTCACGGTTTTTGGGAACCGCAACAGCCACGCCGATAGATCCCAGCATGGTGGTCGGGCCGGCCACGATTTGATCGGCTGCAGAGGCAATCCAATAAGCAGCAGAAGCGGCATTGCCGTAGGCATAGGCCACAATTGGTTTTCTACCGCGAGCCGCCGCAATTGTGCTGGCCAATTCTTCAACACCAGTGATGAGGCCGCCAGGGCTGTCAACACGAAACAAAATCCCGCTAATTTCAGGATCTTCCATGGCAGCTATAAACTGCGCTTCGATGCTGGCGATATTGGTGCCGCCAAACAGCATGGATAGAATATTGGGGTAAGGCGTGATAATGCCGCCGACATCGATCACCGCGACCTTGTCATGGTGGGAGGTAACGGCATCCGATAGAGCCATAGTCTCTTTTTGAAGTGCTTGCGGTGCCTCAACAGGGAGACACTCAGGCATGATCGCCAGAATGGTTGATGATGGAATATCCCACATTACGCACCGCCTTCCGTTTTGGCGGGGATGATGAAAAGCTCACCATCAACGCCGTTTGAAATAACGGAGACTTTTTGACCAGAAGTGATGGTTTCAGCCCAATTTTGCATTTGAGGCAAAGGCACGCTGCCCGCCGCATTAGCCGCTGTAGGGTTGTCTCCGACTGTGTAAAAGCAGTCCTGCGTGGCAATGAGGCGTACCAAAGGGCTGTTAATAGCCGCAGATGGTGCTGCAGTTGCTGTGAAGCTCACCTTTTGGGCATTGGCGTAATCCCAATTTGGAGCTTGCACAGGCACATGCTGATCACCGCTCACCGCACTGATGATGCGCTGGCTCATAGTCTTCTCCTTATTTCTGAGGGGTTAATCTTGGTTTTTATCGTCTTCGTCTTCCGGATCTTCCTCCGGCATGACGGCCACTTCTTTTGTTTCCTCCAGCCCAGCATCGAGGCGTAGACGCATTTCTTTTGCACGTTGCTGATGCTTGCGTTCCCAATCGCCGCCAGTGAGTGCGGCTGTTTCTTCGGCCAGTGTTGATATGCCCATGTTCACACGCTCACGGGCAGCTTTGCCTTCTTTCAGTTGATCGATTTGACCTCTGGGTGGCCCGATCCATTCTGTACCGAGATAAGCTGCGCGGATCATTGGGTCAGAGAAAAAACCTGGAGCATTGAGATAACCTTTCGCCACCGCTTCAGCGATCACGGCTTCATAGACTGGCTGGCAATACATGGAGGCGAGCCATTCACGGCGGGAGCGGAAAAATTTCCACGCCTCCAATAAAGCTGCCTGAGCAGCCGAGTAGCTGGCAGTGAAGTGTTTAACAAGAAGTTCGAACGGAATCTCCAATGCCACGCCGATCTGACGCAGGATGGCCAAAACAAACTGGTCAAAGGCAGCGTTCGGGCGTTTGGGATCTGCAATCTCCACGCTTTCGTAAGGCAGCAGATCCAATATAGCACCAGGACCGAGGTGGAAATCCTTATCATCACGACTGGCAGCGGAGCCATCCTCCATAGGAGCCAGGCCGTCCGGATCCTCGGATTTGATAAAGACGCTGAACATGGCCGACACGACAGCCGCCATCAGCTCGGCTTCTGAATATTTATCCAACTGCTTCAGGCTTTCAATCACCGGAGCCAGATATGGAGCCGGACGTGTCATGCCCACACGCGTAGGACGGGCAAGATGATTTACCAGCCAATTGCCATCTCGGTCATAAGCACGAAGCCTCACCCATTGGCGGGAGCCTGGATCTTTGGCATCGCCCGGATGCGCTTGCAGAACATGGTAGGCTATTGGCGATCCCATGGCGTTTTTCTCAACACCACCTGCCAATCTGGGCGTGTCCATCTTCCAATCGGGGTTGCTGATCCGGTCAGCCTCCACAAGCTGAAGACATGTTCCGTATCTCTCACCAGAACGCTGTACAAAGCGGCGAAGAACAAATACATCTCCAGCTTCCAGCACAGAGCGCAACGCAAGATCCTGCATTCCTGCAAAGTTCTGCTGATGCGCGGCATCGCAATGCTTTGAAGCTGCCCAAAAGCGAAACTCACGCTCTGCAGCACGTTCAAAGGCTTCGAAATCCTCTTCTTTTTCGCCAAGCACGCCTTTCAGCACATCACGATCCACGCGGGACTGCACTTTGAGGCCAGTACCAACCACATTGGTGACAACGGTGTTAATCGCACCCGTCGCAAGCGGCGCATTTCGGATGAGATCACGCGAGCGTTCACGCAATGCAGGTAAATCCGGCAATGTGACCTGATCGGCACTACCATCAATGGTCTGCCATGCCTGGGTTTGACGGCGATCTTTTCGTGCGCCTGTGTAACCACCGTACAGAGCCATTACGGTCTTGGCTTTTAGACGGCGGACACCAGCTTCAGGAGAAATCCAGCCGATGAATTTATCAAGTGCAGTCGGCTCAGGCAGAGAAATACGCCCACGGTTTTTAGAGCGGCTCATAATGGCACACCTCCGCGCATGCGGATTCCACCGCGTGTTTTACGCTCAATCTTTTTCTCCAGATAGGATTCACGTTCGTAAAGCGTTTTAAGATCGCCTTTTGTAACCGTGCGGCCTTCGTAGGAGACGCTTTGGCCTCCGTTTTCGATGGCAGCAATGGCTTTCTGGACGCGATCCAGCTTTTCTTCCAATGTGTCGCTCATAATTTAACGCCTTTGCTCCGTGCACGCCGCCGTGGGGTTTTGCGCTCCGGTTTTTTGGGTTGATCGTCATCTGACGGTTTAGGTTTGACAGGTGCGTCAAGACCAAGGGATCGTTCCATCTCACGCCAGTGGCGATCACCAAAACGATCCAATCCTTCAACTGCCGCAGCCGCGCGCGCATATACGTAGCAATCCAGAGCTTCATTGCGTTCTCTGGTTTTTTGCCACTCGCGCACGGCGTAACCACGGCGATTTTTCGATGTAATCAGCTGCTCCGAACAAAGCTGCTTCAGATATTCTTCATCCACTTTAGGCAGGTGAACATATCCGGCAGGATATGGATCTCCACTTTCCTGAGTGGGCGGGTTTTTCCGCAAATTGTTAAACAGCTCCAGCTTGGCAATACCGCCAGCCACAGGACGAACGCGTAAACCGCGCTTAATCTTTTTGCCATCGGCTGTAACTTCAACAGCACTTGGCAATCCAACCAGCGCTGCACCACGCTGCACTCCTTTGATGACCATGACCAATGACGGGCTTTGTTTTCGTGCCCAATCATAGACTTCTTGTGTGGCATAACCGCTATCCACGGCCACACGCCGCAAAGGAAGGTCGAAGCCGTTTTCATGAGGCCAGGTCTCACCAAGCAGTTCTGTCAGCTTGTTCCACACAGCCTCACGACCTGTGTCACCTTCAAGGATCCTGTGATCCACCAGCCAGCATTCCTTATCGCGGCCCCAAGCCCAGATTGAAACTTCGATCCGGTCTTTTTGAACGTCCGCGCCAGCGGTAATAAATAAACCGCCTTTAGGGATGGCGCCGATTTTATAAGGCTCGCGGCGTTCATAGAGTCGCTGCCAGTCTGGTGCTTCGCCAACTTCCACGTAAGTCTCGCCAAGTTCTGTGTTTTTAAATGACTTGATTGCAGCATCCGATCCTTGTGCATCCACCCATGCACGGGCGATTTGCGCCCATGATCGCCAGCCATATGGCGAATACAGGGAAGAGAGGTGAAATCCAGCCGTCCGGCCATCGCTTTCGGCTTGGGATTCCCAATAGCCGTTTTGGAGCATCCATGTTTTATGCCGCTCCTCAATCTTGTGTTCACAATGCTCACACTCATACAGCGCGTCTTCCGGCTTTCCTTTCGGCCATTTGAGCTGTTCAAACTTTAACCATTGGTGACTGCCACACTCTGGGCATGGCACCATGTATTTTCGCTGATCACTGAGCTGATATTCACGCTCGATGCGAGACGCTCCACGAATGGTGGGCGTGCTGACCATGAGAATTTTGCGGCGGGCAAATGTCCGCGTTCTAGCCTCAGCCAAAGCAACAGGGTCGCCTTCACCCTCAACATCACCGGGATAAGCATCCACTTCGTCCAGAAAAAGAAAACGAACCGGCATGGATCGTAATCCTGCGGCACTGTTTGCACCCGTTAGCACTAGAACGCCGCCCTGGAATTCCTTTTGCAATATTGTGTTGCCTCTGTCTCGTGAACGAGCGGGCATAACGCGCTGGCGAATGACATCTGACTCTTCGATCAATGGATCCAGTCGCTGTTTGGAATTGCGCTTGGCCATTTCGACCGTGGGCAGAATTGCCAGCATCGGCCCAGGTGTGTGATGGATGACGTATCCAATCCAGTTGTTGCCGCATTCCGTACCGCCGATCTGCGCGCCTTTCATAAAGACCACGCGTTGAATGGGAGAGCTGGACGATAGGCAGTCCATGATTTCTCGTAAATACGGTGTTCTTTC